GACGCCCGTACCCGCGGGCGCGGCGGCGCCGCCGCCGCCGCCCGCGAGCGGAAGCCCGCCCGCGCTCGGATCGGAGGCGCTCACGACCCTGCCTCCCCGCCGAAGACGAGCTGCGAGATGGCGCCGGGGTTGGTCCCGTCAACATCCGCGGCGCGCACGCGCATCCAGCTCGCGCCGCCCACGTCGAAGGGCGGCGTGCCGAACGAGTCCGCGACGGCGCCCGCCCCAGTGGCGATCGTCGGCGCGGGCGAGAACTTGTAGGCGAACCCGTCGATGCGGCCCGACGAGAAGGTGCTGTTGTCGAGGAGCTGGACAGGCACCCAGCGCCCGACAGAGCCGGGCGAGGTGGTCGGCGCGTCCATCGACACGTCGACGGCGATGATCGGGCGACCCGTCGAGCTGGCGGCGGCCGACGTGTAGGTGCCCTGCAGGCGCACGCGCGTCATGGAGCCGAGCAAGATGGCGCCCGTGGTGGCGTTGGCGTTGTCCGTGCCGGTGGTGCCGACGACGTTCGCGAGCGATCCGGTGAGCGTGAGCGATGCCGCGCGCACCGAGGCTGCAGGGGTGGTGCTCATCGCGTCAGTTGATGACGAAAAACGCGACCTTCGTCGCGGCCGTGGCGTTGGCGTTGCCGGTGATGACGAACGACCCGGAGCCGGGCACCACGCGAAGGATCGTCGTGAGCGTCGCGTCGCCGAACTGGAGCGTCGCGAACACGCGCGAGCTTGCCGTCACCAGGCTGTTGGTCACCGTGACGCTCGCTGCGCCGATGGCGATGGACACGGTGCCCGAGGGCTTGTTGATCGTGGCCGCGCCGGGCGTGCCGCTCGCGTCGGTGCTGTCGACCTGGATGTTGCCCGCGAGCAGCGCGCCGCCCGCGAGAACCACCGCGCCGCCGAAGTACGAGGTGCCCGCGACGACGCGGAACGCGTAGCTGGTGGTGATCGTCGCGTTGGTGCCCGCGATGGGCGCGCCCGCGATGTCGAACGTCACCGCCGTGGTCACGGTCGAGGCGCCCGCGAACGCGATCGTGGGGGCCATGAGACGCATGAAGCGCTGCGTCGTGAGCGCGCCCGTCGCCCAGGTGCGCGTCGCCGACAGATCGAAGAAGATGTCGGTCTGCTCGGTCGACGCGGTGATCCCCGTGTCGGCGGACGCTGCGATCGTGAGCAGCGTGCGTACGCCCGACGTCGCCGCGGCGGGGGTGATCTCGGGGGGCGACGTGAAGGTCTTCGCGCCCGTGATGGTCTGGGCCTGATCGACGCTGACGGCCTCAGTGAGCGAGGCGGGGAATCCAACGGTGGGCAGGGGCATGGTCGAGTCTCCGAGCGGTGAGCGAACGAGTGCGAGCGCGTCGACGCCATGCCGACGCGCGAGAGGGAGCGGCGTGTGAGCGGGTGGCTACGGGCGCGCGCCGGTGGGGCCCGTCGCGAAGAAGATCAGCGCGGGCGATCGGATCGTTGCGCCGGTGGCGTTGTAGAGCTTCAAGACCCCGTCGTAGGGGTCGAGGTACAACCACAGGTTCGCCACGATCTGCACGGCCCACGAGGTGCCAGCGGCGGGCACCGGGGGGTTGCCCGCGGACACCTGCGCGGAGGCGCCCGTCTTCGCGCCCTTGCCGAGGTAGCCGTAGAACAGCGTCGGCGCGCCCGCGGCGTCGAAGGCGTAGTCGTTCACGCCTCCGGGGTATTGCGTCGCGCCCGCGAAGCCGCGGTAGAGGCCGAACACCTCGCGGTCGCTCCACGACATCGTCGCGGTCGTGATCACCGCGGGCTGCGGGGTCGTGTTGACGATGCTGATGGTCCCGCTGTCGATCGAGATCAGGGTGCCGGTGCTGAGGTCGGACGTCGCCTGGTAGATGCGTCCCTCGATCCCGGGGGATTGCGTCGCGATGGCCGTGCTCGGCGCGACGCGCATCGCCATCACGAGGTCGAAGAGCAAATTCTGCCCGACGGTCGGGACGTTGAGCGCGAGCGCTGCGGTGTAGGGGCGATCCATGGTCAGGCTCCGAGGGCGGTGAGGTCGAACCCGCTGGCTGTGTCGAACTGCAGCGGCTCGCTCGCGGCGAGCGAATAGGCCGTGTGCGCGGGCTTCATCCGATCGACGATGCTGCGCACGAGCGCCTGCTTCGAGGTGTTCGTGATGAACGCCGCAGGCACCACGACGAGGAACCGGAAGACGTTCCTGCGCGTCGCCGCCGTGGGCGACGGGTCCACCGCGTAGACCTCGGCGGCCGTGTACTCGACGACGCTGCACGTGCCCGTCAGCACCGCGACCGCGGACTCGATCGACGCGGGCACGCCCGAGATGGTCGCGCGCACGAACGCGAGGAGCCGCGCCTGACGCGAGGCCGCCGTCGAGGTCTGGTCGACGGGGAGGCCGTAGAGCACCTCGAGCTCGTCGAGCATGTACGTCGCGTCGCAGACGAAGGCCTGTGCGCGGGCTCCTGCGAGCACCTGCCGCGCGTCCTCGATCGACGCGCCGAGCGAGAGGGCGTCGGCGGCGTTGAGGGAGCCGTCGGGCGCCTGGAGCGCGGGGCCTTTGAGCACCAGCAGTCGGCGCGCGATCGTTCCGGCTGCGGTCGCCGTCGAGGGGAGCGCCTGGGGGAAGGTGGGCATCGTGGTCAGCCTGTGGAGGGTCGAATCGAAGTCGAGCCTGCGCGCGAGCTCGGCAACGAACCGAAGTGACCTCCGTCGAGGGCGTCGGGTAGCGTCGGCGGCATGACGGCACAGAAACAGGGGTCTGATTGGCTCGGCGCGCTCAAGGTCGGCGGCGTCGCGATGGTGCTCATGCTCGGCGGGGTATGCCTGCTGGTCTCGATCTTCAGCCCGGCAAACCCAGGCGGCGGATCACCACCGGCCGCAACAGCGAATACCCCCGCGCGCACCCCCAACGTCAGGCTCGCGCAGACGGTGCTCTACAAGTCGCGCATCGGGTTCAGTGTGTGCAGTCGGCTGCGTCTGCATCATTGCTCGCTCGCGTTCACCACCGACGCGGCGGGGAGCCCGGCCACGATTCGGGTCGGCCCGGTCGACATCGAGCCAGCCGCGGACTGCGACCACATCAACAGCGATGCGCTCCGTGCGTGCGCCGATGCCGGGACCGCGCCGAGTGGCCTCGATCCGGTGCGATTCGACGGCCCGTCTGCGTCGTGGCTGCGCTGCGCGGCGCTCCGGGGCCTCATCTACCGGGGCGGCCCCAACACGACCCAGGTCGACCCCCGCGACGCGCCTCCGTCGGCGAGGCCGGGGGAGGCTCGGCTCGAGTGCGACGAAGGGTACGTGGGCGGGTCGTTCGACGACACGCTCTGACCCAGAGTGACACGCGGCACCGGGTCGCCGTACCCTCGGCGCGATGCGATCCTTCGTCCTCGCTTTGCTGGTGACTGCTTGCGCTCCGTCCGTCGCCTCCGTCACGCCCGACGCTGCCGTGCCGCTCGACGCTGTGCTGCCTGATGACACCACACCGCCCGACGCTGACGATGTCGCCGCGGTGGATGCTGCCGAGGCGAGCGTCGACGTCGTGCGCGACGCCGGCTGCCCCGACCACGCCGAGCGCATCGGCGCCGCGTGTCGCTGCGTTACCGGCTACACGCTCTGCAACGAGCGGTGCGTCGACCTGTTCAACGACGGCGCGAACTGCGGCACCTGCGCGTCGCTCTGCGAGGGCGGCATCTGCGCGCTCGGGCGGTGCGTGACCGTGGCGCCGCCCGTCGACGCGGGGAGCGATGCGGCCGACGCTGCGACGGACCGACCCGACCAGTGCGGCGGCGTGTGCGCTCGGCTCGCGAACGTCGCGGAGGCCTCGTGCACCGCGCCCAACAGGTGCTCGATTCGACGGTGCGCGACGGGCTTCGCCGACTGCGACACGCTCGACCTCAACGGGTGCGAAACAACGCTCGGCACGCGCGAGAACTGCGGGTCGTGTCGTGTCGCGTGTGGCGCGTCGATGTTCTGTTCGGGCGGCGTCTGCCGTCGGTAGCTAGATCAGCGTCCATCCCCAGACCGCCGCACCAGCGGCCAGCGTCGTCGGGATTCCAACGCCCGCCTCAGTGGCTGCGACGGCGTTCGCGAATGCGGCCCCCACGAAGTACACGAACTCCGCTTCGCTCGAGCCACCGCGCGCCGTGATGGCCTCTTCGGTCGCGAGCGTGGCGTTGTCGATCCCGTAGACGCTCGCGCGATAGACCGGGTACACGCGGCCGTCGCGCTCGACCACCTGCACGGGGCATCGCGCGCCGCCTGGGTCCGCGCCTCGCGAGAAGACCGCGCCCCACACCCCGTCGCCGGGGATGGCGTAGCGCACGTCGCCGGTGCGCGGGCTGTAAGGGAGACCTCTCACGGCGTCACCAGGAGCGTGCCCAGCGTGACGACCGTCTTGGCGCCCGGCGTTACGTCCAGCGCGGGCGTCGAGACATCCGCTGAGAGCACGCCCGCGACCTCCGTCACGACGCCGCCGAGCGCGGTGCGGTAGAGCGTCGCGCGTCCGCTGGTGTCCTGCGTCGGCCACCGTACCGGCGTCGAGGTGTCGCCGGGTCCGAGGCCGTCAAAGTAGGCGAACACCGTCGCGCGGAAGTCGGCCCAGCACGGAGGCGCCGCGTACACGAACGACGGCAGCACAGGCGCGTGCGAGAGCGTGACCGGGAACGTCGTCTTGAGCGTGCCGCCGTTGTAGCTGCCCGTGCCGAGCGTCACGCGCTCGTAGCCGCCGCGAATGTTCGCGGTGCCGATGAATACGAGCGCCGAGAGGCCCGAGAGGTCTTCGATGCCGCCCGCCGCGTAGTTGCCGCTCACCACAAGCGACGAGCTCGTCGACGAGGCATCGACGCCGGGCGACGACACGAAGGGGAACGCGTTCGACGCCGTGGGCACGATCTGCACGACGACGTTTTGCGTCTGCGTGTTGATCGCCTCCACGGTCCAGTCGCCGTACACCATCGTCGTCGGCGGGAGGCGCTCGCCCGTGAGCGTTGCGACGCCGTCCGCGTCGCGGTCGCCGTTGAGGTACGCGACCACGTGGAGCAGCGGGCCACCCGCCACGCGAATGCTCGCGGTAGGCACGATGCGCGTGTTCGTCGTCGAGTCGCCCTGCGCAGGCCCCACGGCCACGACGGTGACGCAGCCGGGGATCTGTTCCGTTCCGGTCCCAGGCGTCGACGCGGGAGGCTGGAGGAGCGAGTAGACGTAGGCCTCGACGATGTCGACGCCGTCGAACGACGTCACCCACGCGCGCCAATCCGCGCGGTTGCCCGACGCGGGGCGCTCGCGGAGCCGGGAGATGACCCGCGTCGCGAGCGATGCGTCGTCCTCCTCGTCGGTTCCGTCGGAGGTCACGGAGGCGACGGCGCCCGAGGGGTTGAGGCCCGTCGGCGCGACGGTGAAGGTCATCGCCGTGCCGACGTCGAGGTTGCCGTCGGTGCCGGGGTTCGCCGCCTGCGCGGTGATCGTGGCTTCGCTCGACGGGTCCGTGGTCACGGAGGTGTCGATCACGTTGAAGAGCACGCCGTCAGGGCTCGCCATCTGCGTGCCCGCGGGGATCGCGTACGTCGTCAGGGCCGCGGCGCCCGAGATATCGACGGTGATGATCGACGGCGACCCGACGTCGCGCGGCACGTTGTAGACGTAGCTGAACCGACCGAGCGCGTCGGGGGAGGCCTGGTCGGGCAGGATGTCGAGCGCGGCTTGCGCGGCCCCGGCTTCGATGCCCTCGAGCTCCACGGCGAAGGCCTGCGCGTCGAGGTCCGCGTCGCTGCCGGGGGCCGTAAGGAGCACGCGCGGCGGCGAGGCGCTGGCGTAGTTGGCGCTGAGGTATGCGAGGAGCTGCGCGGCGATCTGCGTTCGGGTGCGGGCGACGAAGGGCATAGATCACACGGCCTGTTGCAGCGTGGGGAGCGTGGTTCGCGTCGCGGCGCGGAGGCGCACGTCGACGAACGAGACATCGAGCTCGAGGTATCCGCGCGTCGGGTACACGCGCACCGCCACGCGGAGGTCGGCGATGAAGCCCGTCTGCACGAGCGGCCTGAGCGCGTCGAGCACCGCCTCGCGCGCGGTGTTGCCCGCATCGGTGCGGAGCTTGTTCACGCGGCGCCAGTCGACGCCCATCTCCGGGCGCACGAGGCAGCGCCCCTTCGGCGTGCGCAGGATGAGGAGCACCATCTCGGCGGCGGGTGACTGCGCGGTCTGCCACGTGCCCCTGCGGGCGACGAAGATCAGCTCGCCCGAGACGCCCGAGCGGGCCCGCGTGGTCGCATAGGTCATTGGCCCCTCACCTTCGTCGAGAGCCACCCAGCGGGAGCGCTGACGGCCGTGCTCGCGAACGTCGAGACACTCGCTGCGCGCGCCGCGATAGCCGCTTGCAGCGCGCCGATTCCGGCCGTGAGGATCGGCGTCTGGGCGTTCGTCGGGTCGGCGATCGGCTGGATTGCGGTGACGTAGGTGGACAGCAGCCCGAGAAACACCGAGGTCGCGGTGAGCAGGGTGCCCTCGGCCGCGAGATACGCTGTCAGTGCGGTAGCGTATTGCGCGCCACGCACGAAGGCCTGCGACCCGTCCTGCAAGACGACCGTGCCCGCTGCGGGGGCTGTGACGGTGACGTTCTGCCCGGTGAGCGAGGTGATCTCGACGGCGCCGTTCGCGCGCAGCCGGATCACCGTCGCGGAGTTCGAACCGCCGACGCCGTGAAGCCTCGTCTCGCCCGCCTCGACGTCTTGCGGGGGGCGGCTCTTGTCGATCACGACGAGGGCGATGGCTTCGTCGCCGCGGCGAATCACCACCGCCTCGGTGTTGCTCGTGGTCTGCGGCAGCGCGAAGAGCCCCGCGGGCTGCGCGAGCTCGACGTTGTCGAAGCGCTCGGCGCCCGCGTCATCGCCGACGGCGCCCGCGCCGAGCCCCTGGAGCGTCGCGACGCGCCGCTGCGACGAGGTCGCGGCCGACGCCACCGTGATGAACTCGATCGTGGGCGCGTCTTCGTCGTCGTACATGCTCACTCCGCGACCGGCGTCACGACGATGGACCCCTTGGGCGCCAGCGTGAGGTTGGTGTACTGGCCCTTGCCCTCGCCCGCGCCGCGCGCGCCCACGAACTCCACGTCCGTGATGAGCATGTCCTCACGGAGCGGCGCGCCCTCGTCGTCGATCAGGTACTCGTCGAGCACCGAGGCCATCGTGTTGATCGCGTAGAGGCGCTTCACGCCGTTGACGGTCTGCCCGTGCCCCTGCACGCGGAGCTTGTACTGCCGGAACCCTCGCATCGCGTCGGCGATGACGCGCTCGGCCTCGGCGGTGGCGTGCGCTACGTCGCGCGCGCGCCCGCTGCGGATGTGCTTCGCGAGCACCGGGAGGTAGCCCGCGACGAAGCCGCGGGTGATCGTGCGGTCGAAGAGCTGCGGGTTCGCCGTCGAGAACTTCGCGCGCCCGCTGAGCACGTCGCCGCGCGCGCTGCCCGTGTAGACGTGCACGTCGGTGGGGACGCCTTTGATCGAGAACACTTCGCGGCCCCCGAGGATGTTTCCCGACGAGCCGAAGGTGCCGCGCCCGACGGTGCGCGTGAAGGCGAAGAGCGGCACCTGCGCGTAGTCGGGCACGTCGACCACGAGGCCGATGGAGCCGTCGGCGCTCGGCGCGATCCACATCATGTACCCGAGGCGCCGCACCACGCTCTGCGCGTACTGCCAGACGGTCTCGCCCGCCTTGGGGCGCATGATGTCGACCTTCTTGCGACGCGGCGACGTCGGGGCCCCGCGCGCGCCGGGCCGTGCCCGCGACTGAATCTCCCGCGCGGCCCCCGCCGCAGTCACGCGCACCGGCACGCCGAACGAGCTGAACGCCTCGGAGAGCGCCGCCTGGAGCTGCACGCCGCGCACGGCCGTCGTCGGGGCAGCCTCGAAGTCCATCGCGAGACCCGCGAGGTCGCGGCCCCCGACGCCGGCTGTCATGCCGCCGTTGCGGTCGTCGCGCGTGCCGCGGTCGATGTCCTCGAGGTAGCCCGAGAGCTGCGGCGCGCCGTCGATGGTGAGCTGCACCCGCGCGAGGAGCTTCGCCTGTCGCGCGAGCGCCCGCCAGGTGGTGTCGGCCACCGTCGAGCGCCAGAAGACGAACGACCACGGCTGACCCGCGCTGAACATCGAGAGCGAGACGGTGTAGTTGCTCCACACGTCGATCGCGACGGGTGAGTCGCCCGTGTCGATCGTGAGCGAGACGTCGTGCTCTTGGGCCATCGGTCAGACCTGGAGCACCGACACGACGGTGCCAGCGCGCACGGCGGTCGGGTCGGTGAAGCTGTTGGCCGATAGAATGGGCTGCACCTGCGAGGCGTCGCCGTAGACGGCCAGCGCGATCTCCCACACCGCCATCGCGCGCGGGCAGGTGTAGCGCGAGCGCGTCTGCGGCGATGGCACGAGGGCCCCGCGGAGCGCGAGGATCGACGCGCGCAGGTTCAGTGTCGCGACGAAGGCGTCACGCGAGGAGAACGCTGCGAGCGACGGGAGCGCGAGGTTCACGGCCACCGGCGCCAGCATCTGTCGGATCGCGCCGTCGACCTGCGAGGCCTTGCGCGGCGCGCCGTCGAGGTACGCCTGCTGCGCGTCGATCGTGGCCTTCGTCGGCTGGTAGCCCACGAGCGGCGCGCCTGCGGCGTCGGCCTGGGTGGCGAGCAGCGGGAGTGCTGCGCTCGCGTTCGTCGGCTGGCCCGCGGGGTTGCCGTCCGCGAAGAGGAGCGCCGCCGTGGCGTTGTGCTCGATCACCTCGACGCGCAGCCGCACGCCACCGCGGTCCTCGGCGGCGGTCGTGTGGGTGATGCCCCCGATGCCCGCGGTGAGGTTGCCGAAGGTCGGCAGCGTGAGGACCGCGATGGGCTTCGCGGTGAAGCGGTCGACGAGGTCGAACGCGAGGTCGGGGAAGAGCAGCCCGTACCGCTGCACGAGCTGCGGCGTGTTGATGAGCGGGATGGTCAACGTGCCGCGCCAGGGCTTGCGCCCCGTCGGCTGCAGGTCGGCCGCGGGGCGGCGGAACGCGAGGAACTCTGCGAGGTCGTTGCCCCCCGTCATCTCGACGTCCTGCACGGGGAACGAGAGCCCGTCGTAGGAGGCCTCTTGGAGCGTCGAGAGGGCGTCGGTCATCGCGGGGGAGCTCCTGCGGCGCGCGCGTGCATCATGACGTGCATGGGCACCTCGACGTTGACCGGCGCGCTGCTCATGCCGTCACGCACAGCCTGCGAAACCGACGTGACGAGGCCGGTGTAGAAGTCGGCCGTGAAGGGGTTCGTGTACGCCGCCTGCCCGCTCGCTTCGGTCGCGCGCCCGCCCGGCCCCATCGCCGACCGATCGCTGTAGACCGCCCGGTTGATGAGTGCGCCAGCGCCGCCGCCGACGAGCGCCGCCGCTCCACCTGCGGCCGCGATGGTGCCCGCGCTCGCGGCGGCGACGGTCCCGCCGAGCGTCGCGAGGAGCCCAGCCGCAGTGCCACCGCCGCCGAGCATCGCCGGGAGCGCAGCGCCCACGACGGTGTTCTTGAGCGCGTTCGTCGCGAGGGTGCCCCCGATGCCCGCCGCGACGTTGCCCGCGGCCCCTGCGGCCGCCGACTCGAGCGGGTTGCGCGTCTGCCAGTCGTGGATCGCGTCGGAGAGGTTCTTGAGATTCGAGGTGTTGTCGGTGAGCGCGTTGTCCCGCGCCTCTTGCGCGCGGGCGAGCTGCGACATGGAGTCGCTCTCGACGTCGCGACGGTGCTCCGCGATCTGCGTATCGGTGACGCCGCCGCCACCCATCATCTCTGTGACGCGCCCGCCCTCGGTGCCGAGGAACGCGATGAGCCCGCGCATGTTCGCGAGCAGCGCCTGCGGGTTCCCGGGGCCGCTGCCCGCGAGGATGTTCGCGCCGGCCGACGCGTTGCCGCCCGTCGCCTGCGTGAGGCGCGCGGCGAACTCGAGCGGCGAGAAGCCCTCGCGCATCCGCATCGCGCCGCCCGTGCGCGTGGGGTCTGCCTCGAACATCGCCTCGCGCAGGTCGCGGAACGACCGCGCGCGCGCCGCGCCTTCGGGCGTCGCGGTGTTCACCTGGCGCTCGGCGGTCAGGATGTTCTGGTGGATCATCTCCTGACGCCGCGGCGTCGAGAGAAAGTTGTTGAGCGACGCGAGCGTGTTCGCGGTGTTGCCCGCCTGACGGCCCGTCGAGGCGCCCACCTCTTGGAGCGCGACGGACTCCTGATAGGCCTGGAGCCGCGCCGCCTGCTGCCGCGCGGCGGTCGCGTTGGGTCCGAGCGAGGCCGACCGCTGCGTCATCAGCGAGACGGCGCCGGGGAGCCCCTGCTGAATGATCTGGTCGACCTCGACGGAGCCGCGCTGCGCCGCGCGCATCGTGTAGCGCATCGCCGTCTTGAGCGCGTCGCCCGAGAGCCCCGCCTGCCCGAGTCGGCCTTGCGCGGCGAGGTACTGCCCCGGGTCGATGCCCTCGGCGTTGGCGTCGCGGATCGACTCCAGCGCACGGCCGAGCGCCTGCCCGCGTGTCTCGCCCGCACCGGCCTCGAGCGCGGAGCCGCGCCCCTGCCCGATCTCCAGCGCGCCCGCCACGTCCTCGTAGCGCATGCCCGTCTCGGTGACGAACGAGCGCACACGGTCGCGCGCTGCGGCGACGTCGGTACGAGACCCGCCCGCGTTGCGCACGGCGTTGCCGAGCGTGCGCTCGCCCGATGCGCGGCGCTCGCGCGCGTCCTGAAACTGCCCGTGCATCGCGACGGCGCTGCCCATCACCGCGCGCGTCGCGTTGGCCGCGCCCGATGCGACGCTGCCGCCGAACTCGCGGGCCCTGCGCGTGGCGTTCGCCATCCGCTGCCGCGCCTCGCGGTCTTCGGCGCGCGTACGCTTCGCGCTCTCGCGCTCGGCAGCCTGCGTGCGCTGCCGGTCGGCGCGCCCGGCCTCGCGGGCGAGGCGGTCGGCTTCCGTCTTGCGCTCGCGCGTCTCCTCGCGCTCCTGGCGAAGGCGCTTCTGCGCCTCCTGCTTCGACGTGCTGGTGCGCTCGCGCTCAGCTTGCTTCGCGGCGCTCGTGCTCTCGCGTTCGAGGCGCCGACGCTCGCGGGAGGCTTCGGCCGCCGCACGCTGCGAGGCCCTCGCCTCGTCGCGGGCGATGCGCTCGCGCTCCCGCTCGGCGCGCCGCGCCTCGGCCGTGACCCCCGCCTGCGACGATCGCGCGGCCCCCCGCAGGTCGCCGAGCGCGCTACGCGCGGGCGACGTGTCGGCGTCGATGAGGAGGACTGCGCGGGACATCAGGGTGCTTTCGGTTCGGGGTCGAGGCCGAAGCTGGCCGCTACGTCTCGTCCGCGTCGCTCGAGGGCGACGTAGCCGAGGAGAGTGAGCTCGTCTGCGCTCTCTGCCGTACCGCCTGTGCGCGCGCGATGGAGCGCAGCGTAGCGGCATCGAAGCCACTCAACGCGGAGAGCGGCATCGTCGCTTTTCCCAGCGCGTCAACGATCGCGTCCACCTCCTCCGCCGTCTTCGACTGAAGCGGCGACCGCTCGTTCGTCCAGTCGACGAAGAGCTCGAAGAGGGCGGCGATCTCGTTGCTCTCGAGGAGCGTGCGCGCCTCGTCGGCGTCGGCCTCGCCCTTCGCGTTCGCGCACACCGGCGTGTGCCCCGCGGGCTCGACCAGCGCGAGCGCGATCGTGCGGAGCTTGACCTCGAAGTCGAGCATCGCCCGCCCCGCGTCGCTGTAGCCGACCGCGTCTTCGGAGAGACGGAGGCGCTGCACGAGGTAGGCGTGCGCCTCGGCGCGCACCCGCAGGTCTTCGCCTGCGGTGAGTGTGCGGAGCGCGAGCGGCACGCCGTCGAGGCGCCCGCCGCAGCCTGCGAAGTCGATCGCCTTCACCGCGCCGACGCCCGAGGCCGAAGCCCCGAGCGCCCTGCGGAGCGCCGATCGACCATCGCGGGTGATGAAATCGTCGAGCTCGCCGCTCACGAGACCGTCGAGTCGATGGAGCCGTGGAACTCGAAGGTGACCTCGTTGGCCTTGTCGACCGACGAGCTGATCTTCACGTTCCGCACGTCACCGCGCATCAGGTAGGTCGTGCCTGCGAGCTTGAAGGCCAGAGGCACCTCGAGCTGCGCGTTCGCGATGGCCACCCAATTGTACTCGAGCCCGTTCTGCGGGATCGCGCTGTTGACGTTGACCTGCACCTTCCTCGGCCCGGGGCTATGGCCCGAGCGTCCGAGGAGCTGCGTGTTGACGTCTTTGTTGTCGGTCTGCACGTCGAAGTCGATCGACGACGACTGAAGGATCGGAATGCCGTCGTAGAGCGCGAAGCCGGGGCCGCTGTATGCCGCCATGGTGGTGTCTCCTCGGTTGGATCAGAGCTGGCGGACGTTGCCCGCGACGATGTCGAGGCCGGGGATGACCGCGGCGGGGATCTCGCAGTCGAGGCGCGACGAGTTCGTCGCGTTGATCTCGACGATGAGCAGCGGCAGGTTGGCCGCGACGTTGATCAGGATGCCCGCGGCTTCCATCGTCGCGAGCTGCTGCGCGAGGAAGCCCCGCACGATCGAGGGCGTCACCACGCGCGGGATGCGCGGCGGGAGGCCGTCGGCGGTGTCGGGTGCGAGCTTGCACGCGCGGTAGGCGGTGCGGAGCGCGGCGCGGAGCGTGTCGGCGACGTAGTCGGGCACCGTGACGTTCTGCGTGCCGAGCACGGCGTAGTTGGGCACGCCGCCCGACGTCGAGCGCGTCGTGATGCTCTTCACGACCTCGACGAAGCCGGGCCGCGAGGTCGACGGCGCGAGCACCGTGAGGCCGTTGTTCAGTGCGTTCTCGATCTCCGTCGAGGTCGGCTGATCGGCGACCGCGCGCTGCGCCAGGATCGTCGCGAGGCCCACGCCGTTGAGGTTCGCCGCGGGGTCGGAGGTCTCGCCGGGGATGTCGCCGCCGATGGCGCCGTCGCCTGCGAGGCGCGCGGCCGCGACCTGCGAGGCCACGTCGGGCGCGGGGATCACGCTCGCGTGGTGCCACGCGGTCTGCACGCGCGACGCGTTGAGCCCCGTCGCGAAGGTCACCCCGTTGCCGTAGATGTCGACGCTCGGAACGATACCCTGCTGGAGCTTCTGCACGGTTGGGCCAGCCTGCGTCGAGAGCGCCGTCGAGATGCGCCCGGCGTTCGTCGCGTCGATGCACGCGCCGACGATGCGGTCGTAACGCGCGGGCTCGATGGCCGCGAGCGCGTTCGCGAAAGAATCCTGCGTCGCGCCGTTCGTGAGCACGATCTCGCTGCCGAGGGTGCTCGTGCTCGACCAGATGCCCGTCGTCGCGAAGCCCGATGCCGTCGAGCTCGTGGTGATGCGGGTCTCGACGGCCGCGCCCGACGCGATGAAGTACGCGTCCACGACGAGGGTTGAGCCGCGAGGGCCCGTCTGCTTCGCGGTGAGCGTCACCGCACCGACGCTGTTCTGCGCGGTGTAGGGGAGCGAACTGATGTTGTTGATGTACGTGCAGACCGTCGAGGCGATGACGGTGGCCGTGTCGCCCGACGCCACGGGGACGTCGATGACCTCGCCGCAGAGGCGCAGCCGCACGGTGCCCGCCGCGTTCGCGGTCGTCGCGAAGGTGAGCACGCCGCTCGCGGCGGTGCCGCCGGCGTCGGCCACGGGGCACGCGTAGAGGAGCCCGTTGGGGTACTGCGCGAAGAACGCAATGACCATCCGGTGCAGCTCAGAGCCCGCGCCGAAGAGCGTCGCGGCGTCGCTCGCGCTCGCGACCACGACGGGCGTCGCGACGGCGGCGGTGCCCGCGGCGACGGAGAGCGCGGGGGACGCGCCGGTGATCGCGGTGCCGATCATGTTGCCGAGCAGCATGGCCGAGAGCGCGACGGCGCCCGCGCTCGTACCGGGGCCGCCGAGCACGACGTTGAAGAACACGCCCGGCGTCTTGCGGGACGCGGGCACTCCGGGCACAGGGATCGTCACGACGGGTTCTCCTCGCTCGGCTTCACGAGCTCGATGTCTCCGCGCGCGAGCGCGCGCTGGTGGTAGCTGTCGTCAGGCACGTCGACGCCGTTGGGGAGGGCGCTGCCGTCGGGGGCGCGGCCCACGTAGCGACCGGCGTAGCCGGGCACGGGCAGGCGCGCGTCGCCGCGGGCGCGGACGCGGAGGGTGCTGTTCATGGGTGGGCTGGGCTCGCAGTCAGGGAGTGGTGTCGGCGATGAACTGCACGACGGGGTTGGGCGCCGCGTCGTTGGTGTCTTCGAGGTTCACGTCAGCCCTCACCTCGTCGAGGTCGTGGCTGTCGTCGGGCGTCGGCGCGAGCGGCGGCAGGAGGCGCGCGGCGAACTTCACCGCGAACACGTAGATGCCGTTACGCACGATCGCCTCGGGGCGCGTGCCCGTGTACTTGAGGCGGCGGCCCCGGTAGGCGCCAGCGAGCACAAGCGCGTTGAGCGCGCCCTGCACGGTCACCACGAGGCGCAGGATGCCCGTCTGCCCCGCGCCCGCGCCGTTGCCCTGCATCCCGCGGTCGATGTCCTGCGGGTCGGTGACCTGCACGAGGACAGACCACGTCGCGACCGAGCGCGACTCCGCATCGGCGACGGTGTCGACGTCGAAGTCCGCGGTCTCTTCGTCGAAGCGCAGCGCGACGCACGGGAACTTCGCGGCGGGGAGGCCTTCGCCAGGCACCGGGCCCACGAATCGGATCAGCGAGCCGAAGGGCGCCGAGGTCGTGAGCGGCGTCGCGACGAGGGTCGCGAGGGCGGTGTAGAGCGCGGCGTCGATGCTCGCGAGGGTCGCGTCGGCCATCGGTCAGACCCCTCGGTTGGCGGCTTCGGCCATCGCGTCGGTGACGAGCGTCGCGAACTGATCTTCGACGCGCTGGTAGGCGGGCAGCAGGAACGCGTAGCCCTGGATGCGCTCGGTCCCCTCTTCGAGGTACGAGCCATAGGGCCGCGCGCCGACGACGGTCACGGTGTAGCCGTTGCGCCACGATCCGCGCGCGCTGTCGGGGTGGATCTCGGCCTCGAGGCGCCCGGTGCGGTTCTGAAAGGTGTGCCCCGTCTTCGCCTGCTCGGCGACGAGGAGCGCGCCCTCCATCAGCGCGAAGGTGATCGAGTCGTTGAACGACCGCTCCATCTCGTCGATGGCGCCGACGAGGTCCATCAGAAGCCCGTGACGATGGAGCCGTTGGCCTGCCTGACGAACTGCGACTGCGAGGCGTCTTCGGTGTTGCCGTTGGGGCCGACGGTGACGGGCCCGCCGCCCGGCGACGTGAGCACGACGGCCTCGGTGAGGAGCTTCGCCTCGCGCCCCTTGCGGAGCTGATCCGCGAGCTTCGCCGCGGCGTCGTAGTGCGACTGCCAGGGGTTGCCCGAGGTCTGCCCGTTCACGCTCGTGCGCGGCTGCGCCTCGGCGGCGAAATAGCAGGTGAGGTCGACGAGGCGACGCTTCACGAGGTTCTGCACGGTGCCGCCAGCAGCCGTCCAGTCGCCCGGGAGCGCGTCGCCCATCCACATGTTCCACTGCGAGGACGCGTCTGCGATGCAGAGCGCGACGAAGGCCGTGTCGACCGTGCCCTGCGTCGCGCGAGAGAACCAACGCGCGTAGGCGTCAGCCGTCAGGCGCGACGACACATCCGAGGCGGTGATGTAGTCAGGGATCGGGGTCGCCACGGCTCACCTCTCAGCGGGACCAGATGAAGTGAACGCCCTCGACCATGCGCGTCGCGAGGTCTGCGGGCGGGGCCTCGGGGTCGAAGGGCATCTCGGTGCCCGGCTCGTGCTGCTTGCCACGGAAGAAGAGCCCGTTGAGCACCAGCGCGCGCATCCCGCGCGGCGCCCCGGAGGGACCGTGGGGGGCCTCGGGGTGGGCGGCGCGCGCCGCGGCGATCTCGGCCTCGCGCTCAGCCCAGCGCGCGTTGAAGCGCGCGGTCTGGGCGTCGAGGTCTTTCTGACCGCGCTCGATCGCAGCCGCGAGCGCTGCCTCGAGACGCGCGATCTGCTCGTCGCGGGCGGCGTCACCGACGGGCGCGGCGTCACCGAGCACCGCGTCGACGACAGGCTCCGACGCTGCGGGCGTCGAGGCGTCGACGACGGGCGCGGCGTCACCGGGGCGCGCCGCGATCGGTCGGTTGCGGCGGCCCATCAGGTGAGGACCGAGGCCCAGAGGTAGCCCGACACGTTCGACGTCACGAAGACGTCGGTCGAGTGCGTCACCTTCGCGTACTCGCCGCCGGCGACGCCGGGGAGCAGCCAGGGGATGAACTGCACGTCCATCGCCTCGTTGAGGAAGCGGAACTGGTAGCCGAAGGCGTTCGTGCGCAGGGGCGACGGGCGCTCCTGCACCGCGACCACGGCCGCGAAGCCCGACCACACGTCGGAGAGGCTGACGGTCTGGCCGTCGTTGGCGGTGTTCTTCTTCGCCTTGCCGACCACGACCTCGTCGACCTCGAACACCTGCGCGAGGAGCTGCGGGGTGACCGCGAGGGGCGTGGCGCCGCCGACGGTGGAGGCGCGGCCGTACATCGCCGCGAGGATCTTGGGGTGGTCCTGCAGCGCGCGGAACACGTCGCGGCCGAGCACCATCACGAGCTTCACGCCGGGGGCGCGGAGGATCTTCGCGACGCCCGTGCGCACCTGGTTGGCGGGGTTCGACGACGGGTTGTCCCACTTGTCGGCCGCGCTCGCGATCGTCGTCGAGTAGCCCGACGCGTAGTTGCCCGCGGTGCCGACGGTCGCCGCGATGTCGATCTCCTGCATGAGCTCGAGCGTGTCGGCGAGGATCTCGGCGGTGGTCTGCCGCACCTCGACGAAGGGGGCGTCGGCGTTCTGCGAGACCTGCTTCGGGATGAAGGTCATCAGCCCGTAGTCTTCGACGAGGTACGTGCCCTGGTTCGACACCTTCCAGATGAGCTCGGGGAGGTTGGCGCCCTGACCCGCGAGGCGCGTGTCGGTGGGGCTCAGGCCCGTGCCGAAGGGGATGCTCGCGATCACGTTCGAGCGGTTGCCCACCTTCACGACGGGCATCAGGCGGTTGCCCACCATCTCGTTGTTCTGGTAGCGCACCAGGATGCCCGGCTGGTACGTCGGGATGTGCACGCTGTCGGGCGACGGCGAGAAGAGGTGCGAGAGGCCAGCGGCCTGCGCGGCGGCGAAGAGGCGCACGTCGCCGGGCGCGTAGGTGCGCACGCCGAACATCTTCGAGATGGTCGGGTCGGCGAACTCGGTCGCGACGGGCATCTGGAAGTACGGCTGCATCACCGCGTTGCCGTCACCGATGACGGAGAAGTCGCAGCTCGCGAGGGCGCCGGTCGACGCGGCCACGCGGCGCACGGTGGCGGGCGACCACCGCTTGTTCATGGGGGAGTTCATCGTGGGGTTCTTTCTGCTGGTGGTGTGGTCGTCGAGGTCGATCAGATCGTCTTGATGATCGTCATGCGGATGCGGTCACCCGCGGCGCCGGCCGAGTCGAGGGCGCGACCGATGACGGTGCCCGTGGTCAGCGTCCGCACGGTGCCTGTGGCGCCGCCCGACTCCAGGGTGTCGCCCGCGGTGATGGCGGCGGCGGCGTTGACGACCGCGTCGCCGTCGGTGATGAGCTCGATCGAGGTCGCGCCCGACGCCTGCGCGTAGCGCGCGACGCCGAGGAACTTGAGCGCCGACGCGGCGCCCGCGGGGAGGCGCGCGGTCATGTCGGCCGAGACGCTCTGGAAGCACGCGGCGCCTTCGAGGATGGCGGTCTCGGCGGTCGCGAAGCTGGTGGACTTGATCGGCGACTGCGTCGCCTTTGAGGTGGCCATGGCGGTCTATCTCTCTTGTGGGTTGGCGAGGCGGTCGGTCGATCAGCGCGAGGCGGCGGCGAGCTCTTGCTCGGCGCGCACGCGGGCGGTGAAGAGGTCGATCTTGTGCTCGGCGGCGATCTGCTGCGCGCGCGCGTCGAGGCGCGTCGCGTCGTAGGCGAGGCCGCCCGCGGGGGCCGTGGCGTGGATCGAGCCGCCACCGGCGCCGAGGTTCGAGAGCAGCACGTCGGCCTGGGCGCGCGTGGTGCTGCCGCGCTCGCTCATCAGCTTGGCGCCCTCGGCCTGCGCGATGCGCTTCTCGGGGTAGAGGCGCGAGAAGCGCGCGCGGTCGGAGAGGCACAGCGCCACGAGGTCGGCGCGCGCCTCGGCGTCGGCGAGGCCCGCGGCGATGGCGCGGTCGCTCATCTGCGCGGCCTCGGCTTCGGCGGCGGCGCGCTCCTTCTGCTGGAGCATCGCGAGCTCCTCGAGCTTCGCGCGGAGCTGCTCGTGGAGGGCGTCTTCGGCGTGCTCGAGGTCGGGGTTGAACCCGTCCATGCCGCAGGTCGTGGCCATGCGCTTGAGCATCTCCGCGCGCGCCATCTTGGCGCCCATCGCGTACGCGGGGTGCGCGCTCATCTCGGCGTCGCTCGCGGCGACGGCCTTCGCGTCGACCTCGGGAGCGGCGGCCTTCGGCGCCTCGGCGACGGGCGCGGACGGGGTCTGCGACGCCATCTCGGCGCCGGGCTTGATCTCGTTCTGCTGCATGATCTTCTCCGGGTTCTTCGTGCCGAAGCTCGGCGCGTGAACGGATTCGGGTGACGGCGAGAAACGGCGCGACGTGGCGCTCGCGGTGATGGGCGCCATGCCGTCGAGGAACGGGTGGTTGGTGAGCGCGACGCTGGTAAGCCGCGCTCCGATCGGCAGCCCCGTCTCGCGGCTGCGCGCGTTGAACGCGATGGCTGGCGAGACGTACTTGTACTGCTCGGTGCGGACCATCTCGACGGCGCGCGCGTCGACCCACTTGAACGCGGCCCACAGCGTCTCGCCGCGGATCTCGACGTCGGTCACCCAGAAGGGCGCGGGCACGCCCGTGACGGCGGCCTCGGGCGGCGGGCGCTCGGAGAAGTGCTCGAAGTCGCCGGGAACCTCACCGTTCTTCGTGGCCGCGAGGTTGGCCCTGATCTCTTCGAACACCTTCGCCGTGAACTCGACGGGGCCCTGCGGGTGCCCGCGAAAGGTGCCGAGGCGCGCGATCTGGTTCCACGTCGTGTGACCGACGGCCACGGGCGCCTTCGCATCGAAGACGAGCGCCTGCGGCTCGCCACGGAAGAGCGCGGGCTCGTCGAGCGCCGAGAGCGTCGCGGGGTCCGCGGTGCCCGTGAGCGCGATCGGCTCGTGGTGCGTGTCGGCGGCCCACACGGACGCAGCCTCGAGGGTGAACGCGAGCGGGAGGTCGTAGGGCAGCGACGGGAGCTCAGCGCCCTTCGCGAGGTACGCGAGCGTGACGTGCGGCGTGAAGCCGTGGCTGGCGCTCACCGGCAGCCCGAGGTTGCGCAGCCGCCGCGCGAGGTCGTCGCGCACCGCCGAGAGGCCCGGCGCATCGACGAGGAGCACGCACGCGTCGGCGTCGTCGCCCGCGAAGCACGCGAGGCCCGAGAAGCGCGCGGGGAGCGGCGGCGTCTCGGCGGCCCAGCGCTCGACCGCGCCGCGCACAAGCTCGACGTTGCCGCCGAGGCTCGCGGCGTCGCCGAGGTGCACGAGCGTCAGGTGCGCGTCGAGCTTGTCGTCGAGGGCGACGTACTCCGCGATCTCCTCGGGGATCGTGAGCACCACGCACACGCTGGTGTGCGGGCCGTCGCTCATCGTCGCGGCCTTGTCCGCGGCGTCGAGCTGCCGCACGACCTTCCGCGCCCATGCGTACCCGGGGTCGCCGCCCCAGCCGTTCCATGCCTGCCAGCCCGCGCCCTGCTCGCCCCAGGTCTGGCCGTCCTTGTCGCTCTGGTGGCGATCGAAGTAGGCGAGCATCCGCCGCACGGTGGCGGGCGAGAGGCGCTTGCCGTTCGAGAGGTCGCGCGCGCGGGCGATGCCGATGGGCGTCATGCCGCGCTGGCTCTCGGGCTTCTCCGCGCGGACCTCGAGGGCGCGCTTCGCCGCTTCGCGCGCGCCCTGCGGCGGCGTGAAGTCGATGTGATCGTAGCGGGCCATCAGGCGACTCCCTCTTCGCTCGTTGAATCGTCGGGCAGCACCGGCGCGCGCTTGTCGTTCTTGAGCAGCGGCTCACCGGGCTCGAGGTTCGGGATGGAGAGCGCGTTCGCGCCGCTCTTCTCACCGATCGGGCCGCCCATCTCGCTCCACGCCTTCATGCGGCGCGCGAGCTTGTCGAGGTCTTCGCCGCCGACGACGTCGAAGAACATCTGCGGTACCGGCGCCTGCGCACCGAACGAGCGCGCGACCATCGGGCCGAGGAGCCCGAGCCGAAGCGTGTCCGCGATCTGCGTCGCGTCGTTCTTCGCGTTCGACTCTTCGTTGCGCTCGTGGACCTCGCCGAGCGCGCGGTTGCCGCCGCCGCTCCCGACCTCGGTGCCCAGCGTCGAGCCGTGCACGGCCTTCGAGAGCTCGGCGTTGCACATGCCGATGAAGTTGGCCTGCGCGCGCCCCTCGCCCGGCACGGTCTTGATGTCGACGTCGCAGGTGTCGGGGAAGACGCCCGCGGTCTGCGCGCTCATGTTGGCGAGCACCTCGCGCAGCATCAGCTCGTCGTTCGTCGTCGCGCCGTCGCTCTGCCCGTGCTCGCCGCGCTTGAAGCTGCCAAGGCGGATGCCGCGCGCGGCCCACGCGATGAAGGCCACATACTCGCGCACGCCGAGGCGCTTGAAGGTCGTGTACCAGGCGCACGTGCGGCCCACGCCCTCGCGCGTCGGGTAGGTGCCCATCACGCGCGGCGTGTGCACGAGGAACTTGCCCGGCACGAGGCGGTTGATCGCGCGGACGTTGACGCCCGGGAAGGCGCCGAAAGGGCTGTCGACGTTGACCGGGCTGATGGCGTCTTCGCCGGTGCCCGAGGCGTCCCAGATGTGCAGGCTCCAGTTGGTGGCGTATGCGAAGCGGCGCGGGTGAATCCACTCGGCCGCGCGCGGCGACCACCACTCCCCGCCGCCGTCGCGGGGCTCGACGCGCCACACAAGCTCGTGGCCCGCGCGCCCGTGATAGACGGCGCCCATCAGGTCCGCGATCACGCCCGCGAAGCTGCGCCCGTTGTCGCTCTCGGGCACGATCTCAGCGAGTCGCTCCGCGCACCACGCGGCGATCTCTTTGCCGAGCGGGCCGCTGCCTTCGGGGGGCCGCAGCTCCCACGGCGCGCCCGCGACGCGCATCTCGCGACGCTGCAGGTCGCCGTGCAGGTGAGGGTCGCGCCCGCGGCACTCTTCGAGGAGGTCCGCGAGCGTCCAGAGGTAGCCCTGGTCCGCGAGGCCGAGCACCTGCGTCACGTAGTCGGGGCCGAGGTTCGACCCGAGAACCCGGGAGAAGCGGTCGTAGTAGGGCGCGGGCGCGATCTGCGCGAGCAGCGACAGCGTCGTCGCGGAGAGCATCGGTGGCGGCATGGGTGTGCTCTCGCTCAGAAGGACTCTTGAACGCGGACGGGTACGTTCTGGGGCGCAGCGTTCGTCGCGCTGAGGTTGACCTTCATCGCCGCGTCCCACGCGTGCGAGAGCGCGTCGACGTCATCGTCTTCGCGGTCGCCGACGCCCGAGAACCCGGTCACGACGCGCACGAACGCCGAGAGGTCCGCGTCGGTCGTCGAGCGCATGGTGCGTGCGTCGGATGGGATGCGGATGCGCCCTGTGTTCCACGCGGCCGCCGAGGGCTGCGCGCGCAGGTACTTGTCGCCGGTCGCAGCGACGTAGCGGATCGTGAGGCCCGGGGCGATCTTCGCGAGCGCTTCGCCGAGGGCCTTGCCGTCGCGCGTCGCCTCGATGTGCAGCGGGGCGCCGCCGAAGCTGCGCTGCCACGCGAGCACCTGCGGCGCCGCGTGCTCGGGGCGCAGCTTGAGCCGCAGCACACCCGCGAGGTCGGCCACCGTCGTGCGCTTCTGCGTCGCGGCGTCGGTGACCTCGCGCACTGCGAGGGCCACGATCACGGTGTGGTTGGAGTTCGGCCCGTCGGTGCCCGCGGGGTCGCAGCCGATGACGAGACGGGCGCCCGTGACCTGCGGCGCGTCGCATCGGGCCGGCTGCGCGTAGACGATGCCGCCGCGCGGTCGCGGCTGGCCCTGGTAGATGCTCGCGGCGTCGTAGGGGCCGACCTCGACGAGGCGTTGTCGCGCGCCCTCGACGGTCCACCCGACGTGCGTGCCGTCGAGGAGTTGCTCGCGAGGCCAGAGCACCACGTCGCCGTGGTCGTCGGGCGTGCCGTCGGCGTTGGCGAGGAACGGAAGGTTGACCACCTCCCAATCGCCCGCGCCGATGACGCCGCGCTCGAGCTGCCCGAGCGGATCGTTCTCGTTCCAGCGCGTCCCGATCATCACCGCGCTGCCCTCTTCGGGGATGCGCGTGAAGGCCACCGAGGTCAGCCAGTCGGCGATGCGCGACTGCGTGAGCGGCGAGTCCGCTTCGAGGCGGTTCTTGACGAGGTCGTCGCCGATGAGCACCCGCGCCGGGTTGCCCGTGAGGGGCCCGCCGACGCCGGTGAACATCGCGCTGCCACCCTGCGGCGTGACCCACTGCCGGTAGGTCTGCCGGTCGGAGCCGGTGATGGCGCCGACGTCGAGGGCGATGCGCTGCGCCGCGAGGCTCTGCGTGTCGGCCTGGTCTTGCGCGTAGGTCACATACGCGATCGGCCACGTCGGGCGTCGCTTGAGAAGGTGCGGGATCGCGTGCGTCGCGAGCGTCGTCTTCCCGTGCTGCGCGGGCACCGACACCAGCGCGCGCACTCGCTCGCCCGCGGCGATGCGGTCGAAGATGCGCGCGATCGGAGCGAGGTGGCGCGGCGAGAGCCGGTGCGGGGAGGCGAGCGGGACGAAGTCGAGGAGGTCGGCGGTCTGGAGCCGCTCGCGGCGCTCTGCGTCGGCGCGGTCACGAGCGCGGCGGTCGCGCTCCTCGAGGAGCGAGAGCAGTTCAGCCCGTTGATCCCTCGTCAGGCGGCGTAGGTCGACCGGCGGCGGCGAGGAGCTCGGTGATGCGCTGGTCGAGGGCATCGTCGGTGCCTACCTGCACGCGGTCTACGTGCTCGCCGCTGATCTTGCGCTGCAAGAGCTCGATCTCGGCGCGCGTCTTCTGCCGCGTGAGCCGGGACTGCTTACGACGCTCCTCGCGCTCGGCGACGCCCGCGAGCGTGTCGGTGTTCTTCGCGACGGCGTTGAGCAGCGCGGCGAGGTCTCGGGGCGCGAGATTCGTGTCCGTCGCGATGACCTTCTCGGCCACCTCGGCGACCTTCGCGAGCCGCTCCCGAGCCGTGCGAAGACCGCGCTCACACGCCCGTGCGTGGAGGTCGCGATTCCTCGTGATACGGACCCGTTTGAGGGCTGCCCGAAGCGTCGACTCGGCGACGTCGATCGCCCGTGCGGCCTCGCTGACGTTGCCCGTCTTCGCGAAGACCTTCGACGCCTTCTCGATCTCGTCGGGTGTGAGTCGTCGGCCGCCCATCACGGCCCCCTGGGATGCGATGCGCGCCGCGTCTCGACGATGGGCGCGCGTGCGTCCGTCGAGGTGCGTGCGTGGGAAGCGGTGGCGTGGCGCTCGCCCGTCGTCGGTGCGAGGGGAGCGAGCGACACGGTGGGGAACATCTGCGCGACCCATCGGGCGCTGATGCGGATGTGCCCCCCGGGCGTGCGGGTGTGCGGCACCTGCCCGTCGGCGCAGGCGCGGAGGAGCGCGCTCTTGCTGCTCGGGAGGCCCGCGCGGAGCAGGGCGTCCGCAAGGGCTTGCGGGGTCCACCCGCGCCGCTGTGGAGCGTGGCTGGAGCCCATCGGACGCACCTCACCCAATGCGTTTCGGGGGTACGATGACGCGTTTTGCTCGGATTCGTCAAGCGCCACAGGCGTTTTCCTTCGAGGGGTCGCTGTTTCGCAGGGAATCACCGCGTTCTCGCAGGATCGCCTCCCCCCACGCGCGGGCGCTGCCGTCGCGCAGGGGGCCCTTCATCTTCGCCCACTGCGCGCGGAGCACCGGGGGTGCGAATCCCATCGCCGCGCCGAGCGCGAGGGCGACGGGCACGGGGCCGGGGGCCCACAGCGGCCCGAGCTTCTCGGCGCCCCACGCGACGGCGAGGGCCTCGAGGGGCGGCCCCTTCGTCGAGAGGATGGCCTTGTGCGTGCGGGTCACCTCGCGGTGCGTGACCACCTTCTCACCGCCGACGCCCACGACGTGCGAGAGCGTGAGCGGCGACACGACGGTGCGCGTGCGGTCGGTCTCGGCGGCGCGCTGGCGCCAGTCCTCGCGCAGCGACGTCGGGGCCGCGCCGAGGGCGACGGCGGCGAACCGGGCCGCGAGCTCGCGCGCGGCGGCCACGTCGAGGTCCGTGGCGTCGGTCCCCTGCGCGAGCGCGTAGCCGGTCCACAGGATCGCCACCGTCTCCCCTGCCCCGTCGGCGATGGCCGCGCGCAGGAAGCGCAGCACCTCGACGGCGCGGCGGTAGCCCTGCGAGTCGTCGATGAAGTCGAGCCTCCCGCTGTGCGACGACGCGCTCGAGCCCGAGTGACCGGGCGTGCCGGTGTTGCGCACGAGGGCGGGCGACCGGGCGAGGAGCTGGGGGAGCCAGCGCGCGAGGAGCGGCAGGTCGCGTGCGGGGGCGGCGAGGCGGAAGGGCGGGCGCTTGCGGTCGACGGGCGCGACGTGCGACGGGCGCTCCGCGTCGGGGGTTGGGGTGGGTGTGGTGGGCGCGGGGCCGGCGTCTTCGGGTGCGTCGGTGCCGTCGATCACCCACAGCGTGAAGCAGCCTCGGCAGCGCATCGTCTCCCCTGCGGCCTCCGCGAGCGCGCGGGCGATGGAGCATGCGGGGCAGGTCGTCGGGTTGGTCATCGGCTCAGCATCTCCTCGAACTCTCCATCGGCGCGGGCGTCATGCTCGCGCGCCATCTCGACCGCGGCGGGGCCGGTCACCTCGCGCGCGGTGAGCATCACCCACAGCCCGCGCGAACCGTCGTGCCACGCCATCCAGGCGACGGTGAACACCGGGCCGCGCTCGACGTTGCTTGCGAACTCCATCGACCCGTCGGCCCACAGGAGGCGGGCGCCCTCGCCGTGTCGGCGCGTCGTCTCGCACCACGGGCCGGTGCGCAGGTCGAGGCGCGCGCCGAGGGGGATGCGGGCGGCGCGGCCGAGGCGGTCGAGCACGACGCGGGCGGCCTCGTGCGCGAGCATGAGCAGCACGCGGGTCACGAGGTCCACCCCTTCAACCGGCGCACCGTCGCGATCTCCTCTTCGCTGCGCGGCCAATAGTCGGCGTTGGCGAGCGAGCACCCGGTGACGTGCTGCGTCGGGGGCGGCCCGCCGTACTCCTCGGCCATGATCCAGTTCCCACACGCGCGGCACGACCCCTCTGCGACGAGGCGCTCGAGCCCGCAGTCGCGGCAGAGCTTGTCGTTGTGGGTGGGCTCGCCACAGTCGGCGCAGGCTCTCGGTTCGTTCACGGCGTCGCTCATGCGCCGTGCTGCCCTTCGACCGCGGGGTCTTCTGCAGGCCACGCGCTCTGCGGCACGTCGACCACCGTGATGCGCAAGTCGAACGCCGCGGCGTGGTCGAGCGCGCGACGGGTGCCGCCCGACGACGACCACGGCGCGATGGCGCTCACCACCTCGACGTCGTGCCCCTCCGCGGCGCGGTCGGCGGCCCATCGCATGAGCGCCTCGTTGCGCGGGAGCGGCCCGCTGTAGCGGTAGCGCGCCGCGCCGTGCAGGAGCCGCCCGCCACCACCGGGGAGCAGCAGGTGCGGCAGCCGCGCGCCACCCTGCGCGACCGGGAGCGCGACGGCGTGGCCGTCACGGAGCACGCGCACGGGGCCCGAGAGGTCGAACACCGCGCGGGGCACGCCGAGCCACACCGCGAGCTCGTCGGTGTAGCGGTCCCAGCCGGGAGCGGCGCCGTGGGCCACAAGGGCGGGGCGCACGCGGGCGAAGGTCTGCACGAGCGCGGCGCGCGCCCACGCGCGGGGGATCGCGT